CATCCGTAACCGCCCCACCAGATCGTAGCGGAATGTGGACGACACAACTAAAGCCGAACGAAACGGAACGCTTAGCAGCCATCGCTATGGAACGGCGCGCGCTGACACAGGAATACCGCCGTATATATGACCGATGCCGGGGTGGTTCTCGCCCACACGCTAACGGCTCCAGCGGCGCCTTTGACGTACCATTCATGGCGCACGCGGCCACCATGGCAGGTCCTCTCGTATCCTTCAGTCAGGATCGCTTCGGCGTGGTGTTCTGCTTTATCCATTGGGCAATTCCAAATCGCCATAGCTGCCAATATGGGCAGTCTGACAGTCCAGACCAGCACATTGCTGTGTTGAACAAAGCCAGCCGACAAAACCACTCGGGTCCGGTGTACACCAATCACCTTCCGGCTTGTACTGCGCCTTGTATTCCTCAATCGCCTTACGCAGATCAAGATGCGTCAATGTGACAAGCTGCGCGCAATATCCAAAATCAGAATATTCGCCTTGCTCTAAAAGCAAGATCGTACCGGGTTGATAGATGTAGCGTTCCGTGGTCATATCGTTCCCTTTCCAGCAGCAAGCCGCTTCCGGCATCGGTCATATATCCGGCGGTATTCCTGTGTCAGCGCGCGCCGTTCCATGGCGATTGCTGCCAAGCGTTCCGTTTCGTTCGGCTTTAGTTGTGTCGTCCACATTCCGCGACTATTCACCGGATTTACCTTCCGTGCAAGTGGAATGTTTCCACCGCCGCAAAGCCCGCTCCGGCATAACCTGGGAATGCGGGTATCGCGCGTCTTGTTTTGTCATCGGCAGGACTGGTCCGACCGGGCGCGGGTTCTGGCGGAATGCGGGGGTCACAGGTCATCCATTTCTGGAGCTGCGGCCACCATTGTTGCGATAAGCCAAGTCATCAACCAAAGCACATTTACTGCGCTCATTTGGGTTGCGACTGGATGCGCTTTTATCGTGATTTCGCCTTTGTCCAGCAGTTCAAGCATGGCTACAATGAAAAGCAGCAAGGCGCAGATGCCAGAGTAAATACGGCAGAATGTTTTCACTTCCCAGCCTCCCCGCGTGCGAGGGCGATGGCGGCGCAAGCAATCTTCATTCCGCTTTCAAGCGTTGCCTTGGCTTGCTGCTTGGTCCCGGTCTCCAGCGTGATGGCGGCATTCAGCATATGGCCGACCGTGCTCTCCAGCGCCTCAAGCAGCGACGGTGCGGCGGCGATCAGACGGGCGTTGGCTGCACCTTGCTCACCAGCTACCCCCATAGTGCTGGCGATCCATTTGCCCTCGCTACAGATATATTGGTCGCTTCCTTTCGAAACGAACCAAGGCCCTTTCGTATGCGTCATGGCAAAACAATCCAAACAAGAGTGAACATCACCGCAATAACCAGCGCCCCTACAGGCACGGTCCACAGCGGGGCTTGTGGCGGAACCGACCGCATCGCCGCGTTGATCTCGGCAAACTGGCGGTCCCATTCGGCTTGTTGTTGGGGGAGGGTCATGCCGCCGACTCCCAATGGTGCATTTCCTGCTCATGGATCAGGGTCACAGCGCCGGCGCGGGTCCAGTCGTATCGTGGATCAGCGAACTTGATGCCTTCTTCGGCAAGGAAGATGTTGAGGTTGTCGACTGCGACATTCCATGCCTCGCGTGGGTTCATCTTCGGATCGCAGCCCAGCATTTGAAGCTGCATCGTCTTGACGAACTGAAAGCGCGGGTTGTTGCGGATTGCGCGGTCTATGGCGTCATCCAGTTTCTTTTCGATGGTTTCGCGGACGGCCTTGTCCACGGTGCGCCGGATTATGAAGTTCAGCATCACCGCCAACCTTCCCCTGATCAAAGGAATCGAAGGCGTGTGCGGGACGGGTTCGCCCCATTCGGCGCACAGTTCCTGCCAGCGAGCCTCGCCCATATCACGCCGGGCCTTATCGACACGCCGCTGCAAGGAATTGTCGCCCACATATTCGGGCGTGCGGTCTTGCTCGTTCATGCTTCAATCTCCCCAATCTCAAGGGCGGGGGCTTCGGGATCGGAAAAGCGGTTTTCGTTTGCTGCGCGTATCGCGGAGGAAATAGCATCCGACGCCGTTTCACCCCATTTCAATTCGCACCTGCCATTGCTGTGATGCACGTTGGCATAAGGGCGGCTAGCGGGGCCGACGTGCAGGCTGATCAATTCCAGCCCATGCTTCTCGCACAGGGCGCGCAGTGCTTCGTCAATATTCATTGCTCGTTCCTTCATAATGCACCACGCCCATAGGGTCGCGGACAATGACATAATCCCGGCCATCCAAACGGGCCTGTTCCTTGGCGTAGCTGATTGCCGCCTGCGCGTTGATGCCGGGAATGCTGTATTCGTTGCCGCGCCGCTCAAGGAGGTTGTATGCCAGCATCTGCCAGCGTCCTCCCAAGCCGGGTGCGCAGTTGAATTTGCGGGTCATGCCTTGGATGCCTTGTAGACGGCGACTGCGCGGGTGAGGTCATTGGTCAAGAGTATGGACATTGCCACATCATCTCCCGGCCACTGATCGCCCTGAAACGCATTCACGATGTCAGCCACCAGTCGCACGTCGGGATCAACCGGCGGCTGTTCGTACTTGGCGATCATGTCGCACAGGGCGCGGAAGACCTTGTTTATGGTATAGCAGTGACCCCAGTAACCAACACCAAGGCGGGTAGGCCACCCCGACCGCTCAGCCGCCTCAAGCAGCACCCAATCTTCAACTATGCAATCTTCAACCATGATATTCTCCTCTGCTATGCATCTGGTCACTTTTGATATCACGCCGCTCTCCGATCCTCGACCTGAACAACGTTGAGCATGCAGTCAGTAAGGATAGCCGCTGCAGCGTCCACAGCAGACGGAAATGCCTTGACGTAATCAAGGCCCATCGCCTCGGCGCAAGCGTCCTCAAGAAGCCATTCAGGGCGAAAAAACACCTCGGTGATATAAGCGCGGGTGGCAAGGGGATGCGCCTTAACCTGATCAAAATCAGGGCGAGCGAGGCACGCGCGGAAAAGACCGTCGATCTGTTCGAACTGGGAAAGGGTGATCTGCATCTCGTTTTCTCCTCTGCTATGCCGCCCTTTTACACACCGCTTTCCACCCCTGCAAGCGATAATTGCGCTTTGCTAAAAATTGTTGCGCTAGGATAAATCGTGGCATATGAAAGGTCATCACAACGGAGAACATCACATGACATTGACCGAATACCTCAAGCGCCCCGGATCATTGACACGCAGCCAGCTATGCGATGGATTGGGCATTTCCCCCGGTCGCCTGTCGCACTTGCGCCACAGCGTCGCATGGCCGCCTGCACTGGCGCTGTCAGCCGAGGAACTGACGCACGGCGCGCTGTCTGCTTCGGACCTGTCGCCTATCGTTCGGAGGGCGCGGGGATGATGGGCCGCGTGCCCCTGAAGGATGCGGTTGTTGACATACTTGATGCGGTAGTGTTTAATGTGCGACATGAAGAACCAGCAAAAAGGCAACATCGCTCGCCAGCAAGAAGCGATGAAAATATGGCTTCCTCGCAAATCGGAGATAATGAAACTATATGCGATGGGCGATCAGTCGCAGGTGCAGATGGCAAAGCGTTATGGGGTGACCTTAGCGGGCTTTCAAAAGGCGCTGGTAAGGCTTGGTATAGCCCCAAAGTCGAGAGGTCGGTCGGGCACTTCCAATGGCCGTTACAAGGATGGGACGCAATCAACAATCTATCGGACGATGGTAGAGAAAACGCATTGCAACCGTTGCGGAGAGACCGAAGCCCTGCTGATCCATCATCGGGATGGGGTTCACACAAACAATACGCTAGAAAATCTAGAAGTGCTTTGCTCGCCTTGCCACACCAGCCATCACAAGCAGGAATATTGGGCACGGGCAAAAGGTTGCGTCCTATAACTACCTTCATAGCTTGCCGCCGCATTGAGGACGCCCAGCGCCAAGGCGACATGTTCATTCAAGGAGCAAACCCATGACCGAAACCCCCTTCGACGAACCCTGCGCCCACGGCTTTTATGACGAGGAGGCCTGCCCTGTGTGTGAAGTCCACTTCAGCCCGCTGGCCCGAGTTGGCATCATTGTCGGCATGACCATTATTCTGTGGTCAATCATCGGCATCATCGTTCGGAGCTTTGCGTGATGGCGAAACATCAGCTTTCATTCGATCATTCGCCTATGGAGTGCGCGCGGCAAATGGCGCACCGGCATTCCGATATTGGCTTCATTCGGTCCTACGTCTTGGCGCAGTTTGGCACGGCACCATCGCGCGAACAAATCACCAAGCTGCGCGAGGAGGCCTTACGCGCGATTGAATGGCAAGCCGCCAAGCATGACCGGGCTTATGAGAGGATTGTGCGCGTCCGCGATACCCACAAGCGAGAGCGTCGGGCGTAATCCCGGCAGTTTTCAGAAAGGAAACGACAATGCAGAAAAGAAATAACGCTAGCCGCATCGCCAAGCGCGGGGATACCAAAACCGGAGCGTTTGCCGATGCACTGGCGGACGGAATGGGTGTCGAGGATGCCGCGGCAACGGTCGGCTGGACACGCAAGCAAGGCAACGGCGCGCTGCAACGCATTCGCCAGATGCTTGGGGCGCAGGCGATATGAGCGGCGCGGACGACTACGCCGCCACCATGTCGGTATTCGCGCTAGCAAAGGCTGGCAGGGCTATCGCTGGCAAACTGCAAAGCACAAAGCCGGAGAGCGCGGCCATCATTCGGGAAATATGTTCCAGGATGATCCCGACCAAGATAGTGCCTTCACGCAACAGCGTCCGTATTATTCACCAGACCCTGAAAGAGCCGGACATCCCCAAAGCGGTCGCAATCGAACTGGGCGACGAAGCGCCAGCCATCAAAAAGACATGGTGCGATCAGTGCGAAAGCATGGTCGCCATGCGTTGCCGTTCGGCGCGCTGCCCGATCCAGAACTAGCCATGGAGCGGCGGCAAAAACCCCTCCCCGCCCGGTGGATGCATTACGCCCACCGGGATTACAACGTAGATCAAGACAGCCTGACCCGCGTAGATCGTGACCCGTGCTTTTATTGCGGGACGCGCGGGGATATGGGTTGCCGACATAGGAGCCAGAAATGACCAACGCACTCGAAAACATCCTCGCACGCATCTCTGAACTAACCCACGGCGCGCACGAACGCCCCCAGGATGACGTTGCGCACGATATGCGCGTTATCGCCAAGATGCTGGAGGCGCAGGCGGAAATGATCGATCGGGGGTTACGGGATTAGGGCCTAACGCAACGGCCACAAGCGCTTAATCTCGGTTTCCACAAGGGGGCGGATCGCAGCGGGTATCTTGCCCAACGCCATCCGCCTCTTTTCGCGCGTGTCGATACGGCAAACCTGCATCGCGGCATCGTAAATATGGAACGATGACCACGACAGGATTGCAGGCGATGGTGCAGTGTCGTTTCCGCTCAGGTATGCTACCAATTGCTCGCTAGGCCATGGGCCGCGCTTCTGACCTTGCGCACTAAACAGATCATCCATTTTGTGCCTGCCATTCCTTGAAGGCCTCCCAAGCCGCCGCAGCGCCAAGCGCAACGCACACAAACGCCCCGGCATTCGCGGCAGCAATCAGATAGGGTTCTTGCCCTACTTGCCACTTGCTCAAGGTGTGGTCCTGGCGCTTCAACTCGCAAACAAATGTCCGCCTGCCCGGTATCACGATATCGCTGGCGCCCTTAGTCATGCCCTCGGCGGCGTGCTTGATAACCGTCGAGAACTGGCCTTTTTCTTTCAGGCCTTCATTGCGCGGGTGGATCGCAATCGCGCCATATGTATCGGGGTACTCCCGGCGCAGGCGTGAAAAAAAGGAGGCCTGTTCGACCTCCTCTGGCGGGCATTTCCCGCGAAATGTTATGTCCCCATAGACCGGGATAGCCTCAATGAATTTCATGCTGCCTTGTCCTTTCTTGAGGGGTCTTCGTCCGCTTCTCGGTTGTATGCCATGATCCGAAAAAACCCGCTATCGGCATCTTTGCAATAACTGATAGTCGCGGGCTTCCTGTTGCCGTTATCCGTTGCGGCCTCAAATGCCGCCCATTCCTTCATCCCGCGCGAATGCGTTGCCTCGGGCAATAGCCATGTCGAGAACTGACGATAAGGCGTCACCCAATCCGCGCGCATCGTGCGGTTGCCCTTGGCGCTAACCCCAGGCCTTACCGTCATGGATAGCACCACGTCCGTTTGCGGGCGTGTTGGGTCGCGCTTCATGGCCTTGAAGTCGATTGCCAGCTTCTCGTTAGGATCCACAAGCTCAGCCTTGCAAGCCCGGCAGAACCGCGCGGCAATGTCGTTAGGCTCGCTGCATTGCGGGCATTCCTTGCTGGTCCAATAATAGCTGCACCGATCATATTCGCCCTTAGGCCCGGTCTGTACCATACCGAAGCAACGTCTCCCATAGTGCGACGACAGCGGGCCGTAGTCCGTCATGATCCGTTCACCGAACACGTCCAGGCAATACCCGTTTTCGTCGCGCTGATAATCCGCGTTGTCCATGTTCAGGCTAAACGTGTTGGTATGCGCGCATTGCGGGCACTTGGCCTCGATGCCGTCCCCGCCTTCGGATGCCTTGCCCGCCTTGATCTCCGGGTTGTAAATGTCGCCATCCGGAAAATGCTTCTCCATATTGCTGGCGTAGTCGAGCAACAGGCCGGTTTCCTTGCCTTCATGCAAGCGCCATGCCCGCCCAAGGATTTGCTGCAACAGCGCCGCGCTTTCTGTATAGCGCAACAACGCAATCACCTCGGTATGGCTTACGTCAAAGCCGGTGGTGAGAGTACCGACCGAGACAAGGTGTCGTATCTCGCCGGAGCGGTATTGCTCGATCAGCTTGGCGCGGCTGATAGATTGCCCGGTGCCTAGTTGTGCATCGTCGCCCGACACGATCCCGCTGGATACTTGCGGCAGGCTGGCCATAACCTCTTGGGCATGGCGCACCGTGGCGGCGAAATACATGATGCCGCCTGCCCGATCTCGGGACTTCTCGATAACGTCCGCAACGATTGAAGCCGTCTTGCGGCCATGGCCCACAAAAGCGCGCTCTACCGTGTCGGGATTGAACGTCCCGTTAGGTAGCAACTCAATCCCGCTGGTGTCATATCCCTCGGCATTGATCGCGCCGACAACCATCGGCGTAATAAAGCCTTGATCCAGCATTTCACGCGCCGACACACGGTAGACGCATTTGGTAAAGTACGGATCGCGCGTAACATCGTCGCCATTGACCCTGCAAGACCCGTCAGGCGCGTCCGGCCACATGCGGAACACATATCCCGTCCCAAGCCTGAAAGGCGTCCCTGATAGCCCCAGGACGCGCAAATTTGGGTTTGCCTCTCGCATGGCGTCGATGATGGCTTTGATCGTCGGCGTGATGCCGTGGCATTCGTCCACGATCACCGCGCAAAATCCGTCGCTGCCTTGCTTGCAAAACCGGCTGATTGCATTCTTGACCGTCAACGGCGTCCCGAACACAACGACGTGCCGGGTAGACTTGGCCCCGGCGCTGGCGCTGAATATCGAGGCATATTCGCCTGTCAGTAGGTACTTTTCATGGTTCTGCTTTACCAATTCCGCCGATGGCGCAAGGCACAGCACGCGCTTCCCGCTAATCTTGTGCAAGGCATTGGCAATGTAGGCGATCATAAACGACTTGCCCGCCGCTGGCGCTGCGTCGATCAGGCAAGGCTCTACGGTCTTGCGCATCCATGACAGGGCGGCATCGCAGGCGTTGCTTTGATATGGGCGGAGTTCCATCAGCGCACCTGCCAGAACTCGGACGCCTTGCCGCGATAGGGTTCCAAGTCGGCATTGGGGCAAAGCGCCTTTATTGCCTTCGCGTAGCTGATAGCGCCATCGCGCTTTGTCATGGTCAACTTGCGCCCAGACAGCAGCGCGTTCCGCTCGCCTGCAACCTTGACCATGTCGGCCAGCAAGTCCTTTTTGCGCTCGGCCAAGCGGTCAAGTTGCTCGTTCAATTCATCCCATTCGGCAACCATCTTTCGCGCTTCGGGCGTGTCGATCTCAACCCGCTTGGGCGCGCGATGCTCGTCGGCATTGTTTGCCACTTCGTCCAGATACTCGGCATGAAACTGCCGCAAGCGTGGCAGGTTTTCGTCAATCCAGTCACGGTCATATTCAACGCGGTGCAGGCTCGTGCCATGCCGTGACCACTGCCAGAAATGGCAGCGGGGCCTCCCGGTGACGAACATCTGCACCTGCATCTGCGCGACATAATGCGGCTGTTCGTGCGGTGCTTTGAATATCGGGCTTTTATCGTTCCGCAGTCCATAGGGGCACTTGACTTCGACAAGCCCGCCATCGCTGCAAAAGCCGTCCGGTGACGCGCCCAGCCAGTCATCGTACATGACAAACGGCGCGGGGTTTACCTGCAATTCCGTTTCCATCTGGAACTCGATCAACGCGCCCGCCTCGTTCATCGTGCCGTATTCGGTCGCCACGTTGCCGGTAAATTCGGACGGCGCACCGATAGCGGCGCGGACCATAGAGCGCATAGCGTCCGCGCGCGTCATGTAGGGCGATAGGCCCAGAATAGCGCCGACCATGCTGCCAGTAACACGGCCAATCCGCTGTTCGTGCCATTCCAAGGTGCGTTGTTCAATCATGGTCGGCTTACCTTTCTTCTTTTCGCGATTGGACTATTTTCACCAGTCCTGCTTTTGCAGTATTCAATAAAACCCGGCGCGTTGAGGTTCTCCTTTTGAGACCCCCATTTTAGATTTTCTGGTCTATTGTTTAATGCGTTTTCATCCAAATGCAGGACATAAGGCTTCCCCTCTGGGGGACTCCCATGAAAAGCTTCACAAACGGCGCGATGGATTTTAATATTCCCGTACTTGCGGTTGAACATGCCGTAGTAATGATGTCGCGCAGTCTTGGACGATTTTGTTTTTGTTCCAAATGTCGGTTTTGGCGAATATGTTCTAACCCCGCCATTCGGTAGCGGAGCTGTCCCATTCGGGAGCTTTACCCTCCCCAGTGATGAAGCCATAAGACCGGGATAAGAGGGAACCGGCTTCCAAATTTCATCTTCCATAAGAACCCCGTTAGACTTGATACCGTATCATGTCTAACGGGGCTTTATTGGGTGTCAAGCGGCTAATGCCTTTCTTGGCTTAACACCCTTAATCAAAAGGGATATCATCCCCCAGATCGTCTCCGAAAGAGCTTGCAGGCGCAGCCTTGCGCGCGGGCGAAGGCTTAGCCGCCTTGACGTCAACGCCCTTGGACTTGGCACCAACCGCTGCAATCCAGTTGCCGCTGTTCATGGTGCCGTCGCTGCCCTTCATTTCCCACACCATGCACTTTATCGTCATGGGTCGATTGGTCAGGGCAAGCGCCAGATCATCGTCGGTCGGCTTGCGGGCGGTCTTGGCCAGCTTCCCGCCGCAATTAGCGTCGATTGCGGCAAGCATCTTCTTTGCCTTGTCGCGCTTCTTGGCCGCCTTCTCGGCATCCTTGGCGTTCGGGTCATCGTCCGTAACCCAGAGCTTCTGGAACACCTTGCGGTTGGCATATTCAGCCGGTTCCATGACCGACCATCGCAGCGAAATGAACTCTGCGTCACGGTCGCGCGTTTTGCTCCACTTCGCTTCGTCGACAGCGTGTCACGGCTGGAAGAATTGTTTACCGCCGAGTGCCTCAAGAAAGATGGCAAGGCAAAGACGTTGAATACCGCCATGGGCGGCTATGGAGCGGGACGGCAATATGTAGCCGCGCAACATGCCCGCGTTCGCAAGATGGCGGGGCGCATTGGTGAAAAGTGCGGCATGGCCGTGATCTTTATCAGTCACGCGGACATCGAAACCATGCGCTTGCCGGACGTTGACGATTATCAGCGCTATTCCCTGCGGCTGATGAAGGACAGCCTGCCGCCATATGTTGACGATGTGGACATGGTGGCATTCGTTCGCCTGCAATCAGCGCTGCGCGGGGACGATGGCGACCGCAAGAAGGTTATCAGCAATGGCGACCGCGAAGTTATCTGCCACGCCACGGCGGCCAGCGTGTCGAAGAACCGCTACGGCATCACCGAGCCTGTTGATTTTGTGATGGGCGAAAACCCCTTTGCCGAAGTGTTCGGGCTGAAGAAGGCCAAGCCCAAGGCGAAGGCTGCGCCGAAACCCGCCGAAGACGATGACACCCCGGACGACAATGACGTCGATCCGGCAGACTATGCAACCGAGGAGAATTGAAATGGGATTTTGGGACCTATCAGACGGTGAAAGCGCCGCAACCGGGGAAAAGGAATACGAACAGGAAACCGGGAACCTTGACCCTATTCCTGACGGCTCGACGGTCATGGCGCTGATCGACGAAGCGAAGTGGAGCGAAACACGCGACCGTGACGCAGAATTTATCTCGCTGCGCTGGTCGGTTATGGACCCGGCGGAATATGCCAACCGCAAGGTATTTCAGAAGCTGTGGGTTACGGACGATGACCCCAACGCCAAGGATGCCGAGAAGGCCGCCAAGAAGCGCGACAAGGCCAAGAAGATGCTTGCCGCAATCGACGCCAACTGCGGAGGGAAGCTGGCTCCGAAGGCAAAGCCGACGGGGAGGCCATTCAGCGACGATGATCTAGCGCTTGCCCTGACCAATCGACCGATGGTTATCCGTTGCCAAATCTGGGAGATGAAGGGATCTGATGGGTCCGCTAACAGCGGCAACTGGATTTCCGCTGTTCACGCGAAAAGCAAAGGCGTTGAGGTGAAACAATCTAAGCCCGTAACCCGTAACGCGCCTGTGCGAGAGGACATTGACGACTCAGACGTGCCGTTCTAGTGTGTGTAAAGCGCGGCTAGACCGGCCAGTCGAAGAGTGGGTTACCCTCCACCTGCCGCGCTTCCACATAGGGTCATAACCAGAGGGTGGTTTATGGACATTATTTCCCGAAAAGACGCGCAATCATTAGGATTGAAACGGTACTTTACGGGGAAACCGTGTCCGGTAGGCCATATTTCTGAAAGGTATGTTTCGTCGCAGACATGCAGAAAATGCGGGAAAGACCAAACAGACAAAAAACGCAAGGGAACAAAGGCGCATTATCATAAATTCTGTGACATATGGAAAGCTGCTAAGCTGTCAAAAGACAGACTGGAGTTTTCACAAAAATTCCCAGGGTTGTGCAGCGCAGCCAGAAAAAGAAAAATAATGAATTATGTGTGCGGCCACATGCCCGCCTCAAAAACAGCAGCTAAATGGACTTTTTGCAAAGTCTTCAATATTGCCAAGAACTATAAATCACAGACAGAATTCTGTAAAAGTAACTCTGGCGCTGCCGATTTCGCATTGAAAAGCGGGATTATGCCTGCGGTCACTGCGCACATGCAAAGATTAAATTCAGACTATAATGTAGTTTACGCATGGGGCTATTGGGATGACAACGTTCTTGTATGTAAATTTGGCGTCACATCCCAAAGGTTAGGAGAGGAAAGAATAAAAAGTGTTTCTAAAAAATCAGGGATTCCAATTGAATTTCAAATAATGATTAAGACACGTTCCTCAATAGAAGCCGAAAAGCATTTGGTCGCCATGGGGAACGACGCTGGCTTTAAAGGATTTAACGGGTCAAGTGAATTTCGCGTTTTTCATAAGGACGATCTTAAAAAGATTTATGAGGTGATGTATGAATACGCAGAATGAACAAAGAACCCCGGCATGGTTTAAAAGTCGCGTTGGTCGTATAACTGGGTCACGTGTTGGGGCAGTTTTAGGGCTATCCCCATATCAGACAAGAAACGCATTAATGCGCGCAATGGTGAGAGAGGCTATTGGCGAACCATCTGAATTTGTTTCAAACCCAGCAACCGAATACGGCACGATGAACGAGGCGGGCGCGCTTATCGAGTTCCAGATGGAAACGGAATTGCAGGTAAACCCCGCGCCGTTTGTCATGTACGATGACTGGCTGGGCGCGTCACCGGATGGCTTTTGCAGCGATGGCGGGCTTGTCGAAGTCAAGTGCCCTTATGGCCTGCGCAACGATAAAAGCCCGATATTCAAAGCACCGCACGAACAGCCGCATTATGTCGCGCAGATGCAAGTGCAGATGTTCGTTACCGGGATGGCACATTGCCATTTCTGGCAGTGGTCACGGCATGGCACGAGCCTGCACCGCGTTGAATATGACCGTGATTGGATTGACGAAAACCTGCCACGCCTGCGGCAGTTCCATGCCGAGTACCTGGACGAAGTGGCGAACAATGCCGACGAACATCGCGCGCCCAAGCGGATTGAGATCGACACGCCCGAAGCGCGCAAGATGATTGCCGAATGGGATGAATTGAACGAGAACCTAGACCGCTTGGCCGAGCGCAAAAAGGACTTGCTGGCCGATATGGTCAAGGTTGCTGGCGAGCGGAACGCGCTGCTTGCCGGGCGTAAGCTGACCATGACAAAGCGCGAAGGCGCTATCAGCTACGCGAAGGCAATAAAGGCGCTGTGCCCCAATGCCGACTTGGAACCCTATCGCGGCAGGGCGTCCGAGTTCTGGCAGGTGCGGTGATGGAGCTGCGCCCATATCAAAGCAACGCCTGCGATGCCGCCCTATCATGGATGCGCAAGACCGTGGAGTCTTGCCTGATCGATGCAGCGCCAGCGGCGGGCAAGTCGTTTATGATCGCCTACATTGCCAACGCCCTGCACAAGATTAGCGGGAAGCGCGTGCTGTGCCTTGCGCCTAGCGCGGAACTGGTGAAGCAAAACCACGAAAAGTACCTACTGACAGGCGAATACGCTTCGATATTCAGTGCCAGCGCCGGAGCCAAGTCTACCAGGCACGTTGTTGTGTTCGGGACGCCGCTGACGGTGAAGAATGCAATCAGCCGGTTTTGCAAGCAAGGCAGCGACGGATTTTGCGCGGTGATTGTGGACGAATGCCACGGCATCACGCCGACTATCAAAGCCATCATTGACGCCATGCGCGAGGCAAACCCCAATCTGCGCGTTCTGGGGCTATCAGGGACGCCTTTCAGGCTTGGGACGGGATATGTGTTCCGTATGTGGCCGGATGCGCCTGACGGGTCTTGCAGGGTCAACGGCGACGATGTTACGCGCGACCCGTATTTCACCAAATGCGTCTACCGTGTGTCGGCGCGTGAAATGCTGGATCAAGGCTTTATTACACCGATGGTGGTCGGTGCGATCAATGCCGAGGGGTATGACACCAGCGGGATTGAGTTGCTACCTAACGGGACGTTCAACCCCGACACGGTAGAGCGCGCTTTTGTGGGCCATGGCCGCAAGACGGCTTCAATCGTTGCGGACGTTATTGAGAAGTCCCGCGATCGGGCAGGCGGCATCATGTATTTCGCCGCGACGGTGCGCCATGCCCAAGAGGTAATGGCCAGCCTTCCGCAAGTATCCAGCGGGATTGTGACGGGCGACGATGCACAACTAGGCACCGGGCAATCTATCAGCCGCGCCAAGCTGATCGAGCAATACCGCTCCGGCGAGATACGGCATCTCGTGAGTGTCGGTACTCTCACCACGGGCTTTGACGTAAGCCATACCGAGGTGATTGCCTTGCTGCGCTATACCGAAAGCGCGGCGCTGTTGCAGCAAATCCTTGGACGGGCATGGCGCTTGCATGATGGCAAGGAAACCGGCCTGTTGCTCGACTACGCCAGCAACATGGAAAAGCATTTCCCGGATGGCGACATTTACAACCCGGAAATCAAGGCTGGCAAGGCATCCGAAGGCGGGGACGGCATCGAAGCCAAGTGCCCGCAATGCGCGCACACCAACACGTTTAGCCTGAACATGGATAACGCGGATTATCAGCGCGACGAAAACGGGTATTGCCTGGATGTGTTCGGCGAACGGATCGAAACGGATTATGGCCCGTTATCGTCGCACTATGGGAGGCGATGCTTCGGCATGGTGCAGACCGGCCCTAAGGGCGAATATGATCGGTGCAGCTATTATTGGACCAGCAAGGAATGCCCGCAATGCAGTGAGCCTAACGACATTGCCGCGCGGTTCTGCCGGGCTTGCAAGGCTGAGCTTGTGGACCCTAACGAGAAGCTGGCCATCGACTTCAAGGCCATGAAGCGCGACCCGACGCGCCCGCAAACGGACGTGGTGCTATCCATGACGGTAAGGCCTGGGGGTAGCGGCAAGGGCAACCGTACGATGCGCGCGGATTGGGTGACGCCTGATCGTCAGTGCTCGGCGTGGGT